TGCTTTTGACTTCATCAGTATATTTAATGCCAAGAAATTGCCAAAACCCTCGAGCTAACATAGTGGGTGTGAACCATTCTAAATTATCACAATGCGCTCTCAAAATTTTGGAAATCAAACTGTCATCTCCAAAACACGTGTAAACAATCCTAGGATCATCGATATCATAGATCTCTGATATGGCCTCAAAGAAATCCAAGCCATTTTCCTGTGCATGTAACAAAGTCGTCACATACATAATCTCCATGATGTTGACGATCGAATTCAAAATCGCCGTAAGAACCGTTCCACTATGGTTCGATCCTATCCACTCATAAATCATGTCCTCGAACACGTGTCTCGAAAAAGCGCATTCCATGACCAACGCCCTTCTTATAAACGCCGTTTCAGATCCAACATCACCATACCATAAATCCATCAAGTCGCAAAAAGCAGCAACCCATGTGGGGTGCATCTCCTTGTCAAAACCAGAGACGTCCCCTGCACAGGTCCTCTTATCACCTTTGCACTTTCCGGAAAAATACTGATGGTGGTTAGCAATTTTCGCCCAATCTTCACTGTATGGGTTTGTTCCTACTGCAACACCATTGTCAATCTTGGTGCGCTGGATAAAATTCAAAAATCCAGCGCAATATCTACGCGTCAAAATGGCGAGTTCCATACCAGAGCCTGAAACAAGGCGGGTTTTTCCTATTTGTACTTTTTCAACAGTGCGACGTTCATCTTTCAAAAAATCTAAACAAACGAACAAAGGTCTATATCCGCGCTTAATCAAAGCTTCCTTGGCGTGCATGCTTTTCAACAATTTTGGCCAATAATGCTCATCAAAAGTGTATTCGTCCGTTGCACCAAAAATTTGCCTTTTGCCATCCTTGAGTGTTAAACAATACGGATATCCAGGACTCGTCTTGCGGGGAATGGGTTTCAAAAACTCCATATCATCAACTCCGCATATCGCTTCACTGATAGACAGAACCCTCCTCTCATTCTCACGAATCCCGTGTTTGACCATTTTGGCGAACAAGTTCCGAACTATGGCAGACACCATTTCACAGTTGGGGCCAATGGAACACTTCCCATACCCAGTCTGTGCCACCAAACCAGGGTCTACAAATTGACCATCCCGATTAGTGAACGGACTCAGTCGCGCGGGCGCAACCCCGGTTCCAGGTATCTTGAAAAATAAAGGAGAATGAACAAGCTTTGTCTTCTTTTGCAAAATTGGGGGCTTCACTTTGCC